GCTTGAAGAAATCCGGGTGCGTCTTGGATTTGAAGATATCATTGCCGCGGCCAAATGCCTTCTCAACCGAGATATCGTCTGAAAACTGCTGCCGGGCCTGCTTGAATATCGGATTCTGGTCGTCGACCTCGCCCAGAATCTTTTCCTTCATCTGGGTCAGGATGCGGGTCTTATTCGTCGCCTTGGTGCGACCGAAACTGTCCGCCTCCATTGAGGCGTCTATCATGTCATCAAGAGCCTGCTTGATGTAGTTCCAGCCGCGCGTGTTCGTCGGGATCGGGTCAAGAACATAATTCTCATCCAACGCCAGCGCGGTTGCCCTTCTTGCAGCCTCTTTGCCGGACGGCGTCTTGAGGAAGAAATCAAGCTGCCCCGTGATCGCGATGGGCTTTTTGTATGCTTCCTCGTAAAGCGGGGCCGCGTTCGCCTGACGGGTCCGCTTCATCGTGTCGAGCGTCTGGAATACGTCGGGCTTCTGGCCCAGAGCGTCATCAAAGGCAGATCCTATGCGCTGCTTGGCGCCTCCAGAGCGGTCCTGAAGCGCCTTCATCACAGGGCCGCGCGCTGGGTTGTCGGACTGCGCAATCTGCTCTGCGCGGAGGCGAAGCGTCGGCGAGGCGTCGGCAAGCATCCCCTGCGGGCCGAATGAGCGCGCCTGCTTGCCGGCCTGGCGGATAGTCGTCCCCTCGGCGGCAAGGTCGTCTAGAATCATGTTGCTGGCGTTGCGGCCAAGCTGCGGGCGGCCCATTGCCGATTTGACGGCACCAACCGCCTTGGACGCGCCGCGTGCGATTAGAGGCGCCGCAGCGCCCAAGCCACCGCCAACGGCAAGGCCCATGCCGGCATTAGCTGCGCGGTCACTCAGTCCCTCGCCCTGCCCTGCGCCATAAGCTGCGCCATAGCCCGCACCCACGGCAGCACCACGGCCAACCTTTGAGGCAAGAGACGCCCCGCGCGCGACCGTTCCGATAGGCAGCATCGCTAGGGGAATAGCGCCCGCCACCTCAGCGGCCATCGCGGTCTTGGGGTTGCGGCCCTTGAACGCCTCGTAATTCTTTAGCGCATTGCCGCGCGTGCGGTCATAGCCTTCCTGGAATGTGCCGGCACCGCTCAGCGAGTGGTATGCGCCGCCAAGCCCGCCAGCGATTTCGTCCGCGAACGGGACAAGCCCCTGCATGAACGGGTCGAGGATCGACCCGCGCTGTGCGGCTTGCGGTGCGGCAAGGCCTATCTTCGTGTTAAACTCTTCCCGCGGCATATCGGAGTAGAACTTGCGATGCAGAGCATCGGCAAGCGCCTCGTCCGGCATATCGTCATATTCGGGGTTCTGCGCGCGGATTTCGTCAAGCGTCATTGGCGAATCCCCAGCGGGTCGGCAGGAGCAGCAGAAGCCGCACCGCCTTGCTGCGCGTCGTAAAATTCCGGCGGGGCGAAGCCGAAGCCGGCGGCGTTGGGGTAAGCGGCGAACTTCTTGGCAATCGAGGCGTAAACCGTCTTAACCTTGCCGAGATTGCGCTTGAACGCCTCCGGGCTTTGGGACTGCTTCAGGGACGCCACAGTCGCGGAAAGAAGCATCAGCTCCCGCTCCGACACAGCACCTAGAGCGCCGCCGGTCGGGCTTTCCTCGCGCATCTTCTGGAGGCGGTCAAAGGCAATACTGGCCTCGATGGGGGCAATGGCCTCCTGAAGGTCAACCGCGCCGCTGCCGGGGACTTTGAGCATTATTGAACCGCCGAGGCCCGTGGTCCATTCCGGGCTCGCGCTAAAGATTGTTTCGGCGTCGTCGATCGCGCCTAGAACAATGTCGGCCGACTGAGCGCCCGATTCCGCGCGGCCGGCCGCCTGTCCCTGCGCCGCCTCGGCAGCCTGTGCGGCCGGGCTACCGGGGATCGGCTCTTGCGAAACAGGGTTGCCGTACTCGTCGAACACCGTGCGATAGCCAGCCGGCGGTGCCCCGTAAGTTTTCTGCGCGCCTGCCATCTTCTGTTCGCGCATCCACGTGGGGAAATCGCCCCCATAGCCCTGCGACTTGGCGAAGGCGAACTCTTGGATATCGTCTGTACTCGCCGGGGCAGACTTCTGCCGCGCCTGGAACGCATTGCCGAAGCCGCGCCCGATCGCCTGCGAGGTAGACCCGCCCCCCAGCAGACCCGCAGCCATAGCCAGCGACGCATCCGAGCCGAGGAAGTCGTTCAGACCGCCCTTTAGGCCGCCCATGAACCCACCCTGCGGAGCGCCGGGCATGGGCATTGCCGAGGCTGCCATTGCATTCAGGGCAGGATCAAACCGCTGGCCAAAGTCGGCCATTGTCGGTGCGGGCGGCATGGGAGGAGCGCCGGGCATGGGGTTCGCACGCGGGCGAGGAGGCGGTAGCGCGCCGATCGTCGGCGGGTACATGGCCGCGTTCTGCTCGGCAAGAAACGGATTGAACGGGCGGGGAATGCCTGACTCGCGGATGCCCATTATTTCTTGTCCTTGTCTTTGTCCTTGTCGGTGGACAACGGCAATTTGACCGGGGTCAGCGTCGTCGGCCGATACATGTTGGCCAGCATCGACGCGAAGTCAGGGGCCGAACCACCGCCCGAGCCGTAGCCGGCCGCAAGCTGCTCGGCGAGCATGTTTTGAAAGCCCGGCATGAACGGCTGGAACGTCTGCGCGGACGGCATTGTCGGGCCTGCCGTCGGCGTCGTTGGTGTGGTTTTCTTCTTGTCGCTACCGCCCCCGCCGCTCATGTCACCACATCCCTATTGACGGCGAGACCGTACCGCCGAGCATCGAACCAAGAGGATTACCCAGCAGGCTGTTGCCGCCAAGGCCGATGCCCAAAGCCTGAACAAACGGGTTCGTCCCCGGCTGGATTTGCCTCTGTGTAGATCCAAGAGAACCAGCACCAGACCCAATCGCGTTAAGCCATTCCACAGCCTCGCGCGGGGCATTCTGCGTTTCCTCGAAAATGCGCAACTGATCGGCCATCGACCGGCCGGCGAGGTCTTCGTACATGCCGCCGACCTTCATGAGATCGGTTGCGGGCTGTTGGCTTGTCGTCCATGCGCCGGGCATTCCGGACGCCGCGCCGAACTGATTGCTGATGCCCTGCTGCCCCATGCCGGCGAGCGAATTGCGCGCCGTGTCCATGCGGCCAAGTTGGTTGCGGTATTCGCCGAGGCGGGCATTCGAGGAGACGCCGCCGAGCGTGTTGCCCAGCACGTCCGTATGCATTCCGGAGCCATACCGGCCGGCGCCCGACATTGACATATCAACGCCCGTGCGCGCGTCGCCAAGCGACCGCTGGAGAACGTCGTTAAACTCGGGCGAGGTGTTCAGAAGCTCGGCACCCGAGGCGGTGTTGCGCCACTGGTCGGCAACGCCCTGCTGGTCAGCGGAGAGCCCGCCGTTCTGGAACATGGAGCCGAAGAAATCGAGCGGCCGGGACATTGAACCGTCGCCGAGCGCACCGATGGCCTGGTTCTGGATCGAACCCATGCCGGCGCGGGTCTGGTCCGCATACGGGACCACCGTCGAGCCGGTGTAGGGCTTGAACGCATCGCCGCTTTTGTAAACCTCGTTCGCGCCCTTGAGAGCCGTCTTGATGGTCGGCTGTGCCGCTTCCCAAGGGGCCGCCGTGGCCGTGGTGGTTTCTTTGCCGCCGCCGCTCATGTGCGTAAATCCATCTCGTAGGTCTTTCGTAACACCCGCGCTTTGGGGTATCTGCGCGCCCAGCCAAGTCTGCCTTCAGCGACGATCGACGTTGCCCCGCCGACCTTCGCAATCTGCTCGATCTGGTTCAGCATTTGCTCGCCCCACTCGGCCATTCTCTCGCCGTAGAGGGCCATCAGGCGAAGCTTGCGCCCGCTCGTCCAAGCCTCGAATCTGAGCACCGCCGCCCCGATGACCTGTTCCCCATCCGCCACGGCAAAGAGGTAGGCTTCGCCAGACCGACAGAGACGCCATAGGTAATCCGACGTGATTTCGCCGCCTGTCTTGAGGCAGGCGTGCTCAAGGCCGTATGTGATGAAGGGCCATGCGCTATCGACGACAGGGACCGCGATCAGCGAGACCCTACACCCCGTGTTCGCCGCCAAAGGCCCCACCGAACTCTATGACAATAATCGTGAACGTCAGCGCACTGCCTGTGCCCGACGTGATCTTGACCGTGTAGGCTTCCCGCATAGGGATGAGGCAATCGACCTTGTGATAATCGCGGGCCGCAATCGACTTCGTGTCGATCAGGCTGTAGTCGGTCGAGCCGTCGCCCCATTTCACCGTGGCATTTGCCGCCGAGCCGGTGAGGTTGGTAATCCAGATTTGCACGACCGCGTTATTTGGCCCGGCCGGCGAGGTGTAGAGCGTGGCTTCGTTCGTGTTGGCCGGCGTCGAGGAGACAATGCGCCTTGTGCCGGTGATGGGAACGTAAGCGGTCATCGCCCGCCCCCGTCCGTATAAGACACGTCAATACCGGTCGCATTTGACCAAGTCGTGCCGGCCGGGATCACACATTCAAACTGATGAAAATGCCCGCTTGTGCGCGAATTGATGAACGGCTGGCCCGATTGCCGCGACAGTGCAGAACCGAATGTCATGGTCCCGTTTGGCGTCTCAGCCGTGGCAATCTTGACCGTCGCGTCGTCCGTATCGGCAAGCACCCGTATGCGGTTTGTTATCGCCCGTCGCGGATAGGCCAGTTGTTTGCGTTCGGTCCTGATCGACGCTTCCAGATTGGAGCCGTCGAAGAAGCCATATTTGTAATCGGCCGTGAAGCCCGCCAGCCCTGGAATGCCGCCCTGATAGAAGCGTGACCCGAGCGCATAAGGCATACCGGCAATCGTGCCGTAAAGCGTCGTCAGCTCGGTCAGCGTCAGGCCAGCCGTTGCCGACGGGAACAGGTCGAGCGCGTCCGTGGTCGAGTAGCACCAGCGATCAAGCTGCCAGTGATAGCCGAGGCGCAGACTGACGCCGTCGTCCTTCTCAAACCGCCACCAGACGATCTTGTCGAATGGGTCGAGCGTGCCGGAAACGAGATCGTATTTGTCCGAGGCGCAGTTAGAGAAAAACCATTTATCCACCCGCTGCGCGCCGATCGGCATGGCCTGTGCGCCACGGTAAAAGCCATCCTTGGCGAGATAGACGAAATCATCGGGGCCGATATTGACGATTGACCGGGGAGCAAACGCCCCGCGTTCCGGGTCCATGACCTCGAAGCGGAACACAAGCCCCGACGCGGGATCAAACACCATCCGGCGAATGCACTGCTCCTGGATGATGATCGCGTTCTGAGCCTGCGGGATGATCTCCTGAATAGCACCGCCATCAGGCAATATCTGTTCGTCGGAGCCGCCCTGCGCCTTCGTATAGGCAAACAGGTTATTGACCGCCGACCACTTCAGTTTGCGATTGTCGCCATCGACGCGACCGAAGACAACAAAGTCCCCAACCACCGACACCCGCGCCGCTTCAAACGTCGCGTTGGTGACATTGGCGAAATCGTTGGACGTTCCGAGGTCCACATATTGCGGATAGGTCGACCCGACCGCCGTTGCGATCAGGTAATTACCAAACCGAGCGAAGCGCCAGAACACGCCGTCCGAAAGGCTGTAACCGTCTGTCGTGCGGCTGATCTCAGCCCATACATAGGACGCGCCGTTGAGGCTGTAGAGGTTCGTCGCCGTGCCGGCGAATGTCTTCCATGTGCCTGCGTCGTTCTTGACGCTGATGCCGCCTCGAGGTGCAGACGGCAGTGCATTGGACACGGCCACAAGCAAGCCGAGCGGCGCCCAGCCGTCCTTGGTCGGCTTGCAGTTGACGATGTATTGCGACGCCTGCGGGTTAAACTCGCTCTGATCTGGCGAAAATTCGGGAAACGGGACAAGCACCGCTATTCGGTCCCATCATAGGAGCCGTCGCGGGCCTTGGGACGCAACGCCGGGTCAACCGTCAGCACAGCCCGCTTGCTCTGCGAGATGATGCTCTTGACGCTTGCCAGGCTCTCATCGAGCATTGACTTGAACGCGCCGGCTTCCTGAAACTTCTCGACGAAGCCCGAGCCCCAAACCAGAGTGGCCGACAGGTACAGGTCCGGGTGATTGGTCAGGAGCCAGTTGGTCGTGTTCACGTCCGAAAGCGCAAACCGCTGGCGGTAGCGAAAGCGGAACGTATAGGCCGCATCTAGCGGGCAGTTGAAGATGATCTTTCCCGATGAGGCGTGCGGGAGATAGTCCCAAAAAACAGGCTCTCCCGACCTGCTGTCGCGGGCGAAATCGCTCTTCTGCGTTAACTCGGCTTCGTCGCTCGTATCGCTGTCGACGATGTAGAGCGCCAGCGCCTCGACGATCGAATAAGCCGATACGTCGATCTCGCGCGAATTGAGCGTGCCGGTGAGCGTCTGGTCAACCTCGACCGGGTTTAGCTCACGGTTAAGGCGGGCCTCGGCGAGCGTGATCCAGTCGGCCGGCTCTGCGGACAGATCGGCTCTGGTCATCCAATTCAGGACGGCGGCCTTCAGCGCGGAGTAGGTGTTAAGCGCCATGCTATCACCCGTCCGACTTTGGCAGGATCACGCCTGCGCGGTCGTCTATCTGCATTTCGCGCCCGCGTGACCGCGCCCAGGTCTTCATCTTCTCGGCGTAGGCCTTGTCGTCCGCGTCGTCGCAAAGAATCGTGGTGCTTCGTTCGCCGAACACGTTGAAGAACTGCATCCGGTCGCCATACTGGCGCGGCGGGCCGTCAACGAAGGCAAAGGCGAACGTCTCGGGCAGTGCCGCCAAGTCGTCCGCGAGGTCGTACCAGCCGTTTTTGATTCCGGCCGTTACCAGCGTGACGTTCTTTACGCCGACTTCTGCCACCATCGCCTCAAGCTTGGCCGCATAAATCGGGTCATGCTCGATACACCAGACCGTTTGATCCGGGTTCGCCGCGGCCATCAGCACGGTTGAAAGACCGGAACCGATTTCAAGGATTGGCCCCTTGGCACTGCGGGCTAACTCAACCGCTAACTGAAGCACGTCGGGCTGGGCGGCCCAGTGGTTTTTCAGCGCGCGGAATATCTCCCAATACGTGTCGAGTGTCGCCTTGCGGCTGCGCACCAAGCCGGCGACATAGGGGAGGGTCTGCTTGTTTTGCCGCCTCAGAGAAGCCGCCAGGCTGTCCTTGATAACGTGCTTGCCGCAATGGCCGAGAACAAGATCGGACGCAGCCCATACCGTGCCGCCCATCTCGCGCCAGACCATGCAGAAGCGGATATCCCCGCCCCTGCGGCCGACGCCGAAATAGTCCCGCTCGAACAGGACCGGATATGGCGGCCCATCTTCCTTGCGGTAGGACCGCGCAACGCTCGCCATCGTCTCGATGACGTGGCGCTGGATCTTCATAAAGCCAGTTGGCAGGCCCTCGACCTCGATCAGTCCGTTTTCATCAGGCTCGGCCGACTGCTTGAGCATCCGAACCGGCATCGTGTCCTTCTCGCTTTCACGGCGATAGGGATAGACACCGCCCACAATATCCTTGTCATAGCCGCAGAGAGCGACAAGCCGTTCCGGCTCCCAACTCACGTCGGCGTCAAGGAAGACAAGTTCGGTGCAGTCGGTAGATAGAAACTTGCAAACGACGGCGTTTCGCGCGTCGTCCACGTGGCAGTTGCCCTGCAGGAGCATGTAGGCGGATTGAATGCCCGCAGCCGTCAAGGCCTCACGGCTACGGGCGATCGAGAACGTATAGCTGGCGTCCGGGCTGTCGTAAGCCGTAGTCGCCAGCATGACCTTTTGCCCGGAGGCAGCAGGGCCGGCATCGAAATAGAGATTTGACACCGGCCCTCCTTTGGTTAGGTCGTGACGATCAGACCGAGAGCGACAAGCGCCGCCATAAGGCGGTTTGCCTTCTTCTCGTTGATCGCGGTCGTGGCCGTAGTCGTGTTCGGCCACGTCACCGAGGGGCGAGCGACCGGAGTGCTGAGCGCGTAAAACGCCAGCTTGTTGGTGGACGACTGACCGATACGAGTCCCATCCGGGCCGCCGTCAGAGAGTTGCTGGATAGCCATTGTCGTTTCTCCTCTAATGGCGGGTTAGATGTCGGCCGCGAGCGATGCACGGACCGCAAGACGCGGATCAATGCACTGTGTGCCGTAGAGGACATCGAGCCTCCACATGCTCTCGTCCGAGATGCCGTCATAGACCGGAATCACGCGGACGCTGACGCCCTTGTAGGTCTGGCGGCTGACTTCCGTGGCACCGGGGGGCGACACGAGCGGGACCATCGCCAGCGCGAACGCATTCTTGTGGAAGAACAGGTTCTGCTGGTAGGCGGTGCTCGCCGCGCCTTGGTACGTGACCGTGTTGTCATTGATCTCGGTGCCGGCCCCGAGGTGAGCGGTCTTGTGCGCACCCGAGAGGATCAGTGGCGGCCAGATCGTAACGTCGCCCTCGCTGCCCGACGCAGTGAAATCGCTGCGGCAGACAAACTTCTTCAGGACACCGGTCGATTCCTTGGAGACCGGGTTGACCTCATACACGTCGGAGATGGTGAAGGTATCACCTTCCTTGATGGTCGAGGTCGCCGCCGCAAAGCCGTCGATGTGCAGGATGACGGTCGTCGCGTCCTTGTAGGTGGCCCAGGTATGCGTGCCGTCGACAAGGGCCTGATCGACAAGGTCGGTGCCGGTACGGTCGCCAGTGGTATGCCACGGGGTATTCTGTGACATGTAGGTCTCGACGCCGCCGATGGTGCCGATCTTGGCATTACGGTAAGCGCCTTTGGCCACGTCCTGCATGTAGAGCGCAGTCTGCGAGCCGAGGAGAGCCCAATGGTCAGTCGGGGTCAGGACGGCATAGCGGTCGTCCTGCGGGATGGCGAACTGGTCCATCTGCTTGGGAGCGAGCGCGAAGTCGGCGAAGGAGTCGATGCCGCCCGAGGGGATCGTGACGTGGTTGGCGACCCTCTTATAGAGGTCCATAAGATCGGTATCGACCTTGTTCGCAAGCTGGATCATCGCCGGCTTAATGACACGCTCGGAGAGCTTGCCAATCTGCAGGGTCAGATCCTCGGACGTGAACTTGAAGTCCACGCCGCGGCGCTTGTCCACGGTCATCGTAATCTTGCCTTCGGTCACGTCCTGCGCGGCGGCGGTGGCCGACGTGCGGACCGTGAAGTCGGCGGGACGACGAATGGAGATGGTTTCGCCCACCTCGTAGCCGTTGACCTTCTTCGAGAACTCTTCCTCGTATCCGCGATAGACAAGGCCGCCCATCACCATGTTATTTTCGAGGATCATCACCGCCTCTTTGGCAATGATGTCCGCAGTCAAAGTCGTGTTAGCCATTGTAAAGCTCCATCGGGCGGCGCTCGGCCGCGCTGGGACTGGGCGTCGTCACGACGCGCAATCGGGATGTTGGGGTTAGCCGCGCTTGGCTGCTTCCTGCCGTTTCCGGAAGGACGCATATTCCTCCATGCTCATCTCTGAGAGCGGCTTGCGGACAGGAGCGGAAGACTTTCCGCCGACGACCGTAAGGGGCGCTTTTTGGGGGATTTTCGGCGCGGCCGAGTTGTTAAGGACTTGGCTTCCGAGTTCCGCGAGGTGCAGAATCTTGATCGTCGCCGGGTTCAAGCTGGCTTGCAGGTCTTCATT